TCACTCCGGCTCGGTCACGGCGCGGAAGCGGGCGATGCCGTGGACGGTGTCGCCGTCGGGGTCGCGGCGGGCCTCGCAGTGCTCGTGGCGCAGGTTGACGAGGCGGTGGCCGGCGAGCGTGAGCGCCTCGGCGTGCAGGGCGGCGCGCAGCGCATCCATGATCTCGTGCGCCTCCTTCTTGCCGCGAGCCTGCGACCACACGTGCAGGGTGAGGATGTGCTCGTTGCCGTCCTCGCTGCCGGTGCTCCAGTCGCGCACGATCGATTGGCCGAATGTGAGATAGGGGAAGTCGGCGCCCTGGGGCACGTCGTCGTAGATGCGTGGCGCGCCGAGCAGAGCGGTGAGTGCGGCGTCGGCCGTGAGCCTGGCGAAAATCGCCTGCTGCAGGGCCCAGCTGGCGGAAGGCATGTGGGGGCTCGTGGGTGGTGAGTGGTGAGTGGTGAGTGGGAGTGAGAGAATTCGAGAAGCTGCGAAACCGAGTTCACGACCACATGCCTAGAGCGTGGCACCCCAGATGCGGCGGACGGCGCGCTCCAGGGCGTCGCGGCGAGCGTCGGGCTCGACCTGGGGATCGACCATGCGCACGGCCCGCAGCTCCTGCTCCAGCTCGCTCTGCAAGCGGCTGGCGATGCGGGCGGCGATGGCGCGCGGTGGTGGGCCTGGCGCCTTGACGGTGGCGGTGAGTTTCATGGGAAACCGGTGAGGAGTGAGTGGTGAATAGTGAGTAGTTCCGCCGCACGTGGGATGGGTGTGCGGCACGCAGAATGCGTCTACTCGCGAAGGGGTCGGGCCCGCAGGGTCTCACTCCATCACAGATGGCGCTCCTCGCACAGACAGAGCAGGCGACGGCGGCGGCAGGGCTCGAGGACGGCGACGATGTGGAGAACGCGCGCGCCGGCCCGGAAGCGCATGGCCGGCACGACGCCGCTGCGGTGGCGGATCCAGACCTGGTGCGTGACGCTGCCGGTGACGGCATCGTGGGCGAGGCGCTCCTCGCCGGTGATCGGGCGCACGGCCGCCCACACCTCGGCCGCCGCGACCCAGGTGATGGTGGCGCCGCCCCCGCCGTCATCAGCCCGGCTCGGGGTCTCGAGCGTCAGGCGCTCGCGGAGGGCGCCGATGGGGGGAGGGTTCATAGGCGAACGACGCGGTAGGGCTTGAGCAGGTCGCAGACCATGGGCGGCACGGGCACGTGCTGAGCGCCGATCTCCACCGGCTCGCGGTGCTCGTGCCAGTGCGCGACGAGGAGCAGGATGGCCTGGCGGATGGGTGCGGGCACATCGGCAGCGGCGCTGCCATAGCCAGCGACGAAGGCCACTTCGATGCCGCTGGCGACACGCGTCGGCGTGGGCCACACCGCATTGCTGCGGCGGACGATGCGGGCGGGCGGGCCGACGCCGTCCACCACATATGAGTCGGCGGGCAGCGTCTGGAGCGACTCGTCATCGGCATAGAGCCTGATGGCGGCGACGCTCTGCACGGGGCGCAGCGGCAGGGCAAGCTCGCGGCCCGGCGGCCAGCCGTCGAGGAAGTAGGACCAGCCCTGCGTGATGAGCGCCAGCCCCAGCGCCGCCTCCACATGCAGCCGCGAGGTGACGATCAGGCTGCCGACCAGGGTGTCCTCGGCGCTTGTATCGATGCGCAGGTGGGCCTTGGCCTCGGCGAGCGTGACGGGCTCGATCGCCGGGCCGCTGGTGAGGACGAGGGCCATTGGGGGCGTTCCTTGGCGAGGAGGCAGCGGGCAGTCGGCAGTCGTCGGCTGCGTCGATAGGGGCGAGCGGGACCCGCGCCCGCGGGGAGGGACACGGTGACGCGACCGGTCCCGCTCGCGTCGCTCGAGGGCTGCGGGCGCGACCCAGCCGCTGCGCCGACCCGAGGGGAAGTCGGCGAGGCTCGAGCGAAAGGGAGGCAATCGGCAGCAATCGGTTGGGTCGAGCGTTGGCGGCGACCCAACGCAGGCTACGCGGAGAACTTCAACAGCTTGATGGCGTCGTAGTCCTGCACGCCGCCGCCCACGCGCTTGGTCGTGTAGAACAGCACGTAGGGCTTCTGGCTGTAGGGGTCGCGCAGCACGCGGATGCCGACGCGGTCGACGATGAGGTAGCCGCGGCGGAAGTCGCCGAAGGCCACCGAGTAGCTGTCGGTGGCGATCGCAGGCATGTCCTCGCACTCGGCCACGGGGTAGCCCATCAGCAGGGAGGGCTCGCCGGCCTTGGTGGCCGGCTGCCAGACATAGTCGCCTTCCGCATCCTTCATCTTGCGGATCACGGCCTGGGTGGCGCGGTTGAAGACGAAGGCGCCGTTGGCGCGGTAGCCGGCTTTGACCGCGTAGATGAGGTCGATGAGCTTGTCGGCCGGGTTGACGGTGGCGGACGCGGTGGGGAAGGCGCCGTTGACGCCGGTGGTGATGAAGCCGATGCTGCCCCACGTCCAGGAGGCCTGCGCGACCTTGTTGTAGTCGAGGAAGGCCCTGGGCTTGGCGGTGCCGTTGCCGGTGACGAAGGCGGTGCCCTCCTGCTGGGCGAAGCTGTCGCGCACCTCCTCGGCGATCCACTCGTCGATGTTGACGGCGCTATCGTCGAGCAGCGCCTGGGTGGCGGCCGGCATGGCATAGAGCTCCATGGTCGGGAACGACATCTCCGAGAGCGCGGCCAGCGTCGGGCTGTCGGTCTCCGGCCGGGCCGCGGTCTCGGCGACCCAGCCCGACTCGGCGCCGGTGACGGCGAAGGGCTTGCGGTAGACTGAGCCCGACACCTGGCGGATGCCGGCGATGGCGCGGATGGGCGAGACGTCCCTGACCGCGCGGTTGACGGCGCGCTCGATCTCGTCGGGGACGAGATAGCCGCCGTCGGTGCCGGTGCCGACCGAGAGCGCCTTGGCCTCGAGCTCGCGCAGGGGACCGGCCTCGCCCTTGCGCACGTAGGCATCGAAGGCGGCCTTGTGCTGGAGCGAAACGCCGGCGCGGGCCGCGGGCCCGCCCAGGTGCGGGCGCTGCGACTTGAGGGCCAGCTCGTCGACGATGCGCTTGTGGGCATCGAGCGCGCGGTCGAGGCGGTCGAGCTTGTCGGCGGTGACGGCATCGACGGCCATGCGGCGCTCGAGCTGGGCGAGGCGCTCGTCGTTGGTGTCCTTGAAGGCCTCGAAGGCGCGCATGAAGCCGTCGAAGGCGGCGGCGAGGTCGTCGGGGGATTTGGTTTCGAGCATTGGGGGTCCTTTGGTTTGGGGTGCGTGAAGTCGTGAAATCGTGAGGTCGCGAAGTCGATTTCACGACTTGGCGATTTCACGATTTCACGCCTGTTCAGGCGTGGCGCAGGAGGCGGGTGGCGGCGGCGATGGTCTCGCTGAGCGGTCGGGGCGGGCGGGCCTTGACGTGGGCGACGCGGGCACCGGGCAGCAGCGGGAAGGTGACGATGGAGATCTCCCAGAGGTCCACCTTGGTGAGGCGGCGAATGCCGGTCCTTGGATCGCGGCGGCCGGCGACCGCGCGGAAGCCGATGGAGAGGCCGTCGAGGGCGCCGGCGCGCATCAGAGCGTGCACCTCGCGGGCGCGGGCGACGTCGAGCGTCAGCCGGCCGCGCACGTAGAGGCCCAGCGCATCCTCGCGCACCTCGGCCCACACGCCGATGGGCTCGCTGGGGTTGTGCTGGAACAGCATCTTGATGCCGGCGGGCCCGCGTGCGGCGAGGCTGTCGCGGAACGCGCCGCGCACGATGATGTCGCGGCCCAGGTCCTCCTTGCCGAACAGGCTGGCGTAGCCGGCAAAGGAGCCGGCGGCGTCGACGCGCTCGAGGGAGAGGGGCGTGAATTTGAGCTCGGGGGCGGGCAGCATGGAGGGTGAGGTGGTGGTGAGGTGGTGAGTTGTAAGTTCTTGGGATCGGCGCGGGTTGCTGGCGATGGCGCCGATGCCGCGCACTCGCCCTCGTCCCGAGCCTGTCGAAGGACGGGCCACATACGCCGAACTCACTAGCAGCATTGCTGCCGCCGTCGCTTGTCCATTAACCGCCGCCGGGCTCGCCAGCAGGGACCCGGGGCTGGTCGGGGCGGTACTTCCGACCCGGATCGTCCGCGCCCTCATTGAGCGGGCCGTAGCCCACCGCGGCGCGCTTCTCGCTGGCGGTGAGGAAGGTGGCCTTGTCGATGCGCGCCCAGAGCGCCTCGCGCTCGGCGGAGAGGACCTACCTGCTCCAGTGCTCTTTCATAATCTCGTGCAAGAGCGTCTCGTCCGTCTCCACGGTCTCGCTGCCCTTGAACACGCAGAAATGCATCATCTCAACGTCGAACGTGGCCTCCACACGTGCACCCACCAATGCAAAGCTGACCATCAACTCGTCAGGTGCCTGCTGATCGATCCTGTACTCGATGCCCTTCGAGCGAAGGAGGTCGAGAAAATCGAGAATGCGCTGCAGACCATCCTTTTTCACGACGGACTCCTTTACTTCCTGAACCTCGGTTCCTTCAATAACTTTGTACAGGTCCTAGCAGCGCGGTCACCGCCTCTCGCGAGGTCGAGGAGTTCCTTGATTGTCACGTCCTCGAACTGTCCGGGTAACTCTCGGTTGATGTTGCCTTCGCAGAATCTTGATACGAACTGACGGACGGTGTAATTCCAGAACTCCTTGGGTAGGCCGCCGGAACGTCGGGCGACAGGGATAGCATTCGGGTCGTCGGCGAGCGAACCGGAATCTCCGTCGCTGCCACTCTCATTTGTCCATCGGCCTCCGCCCGGCTGCCCCGCGGGAACCCGCGGCTGGTCTGGGCTGTACTTGCGGGATGCCTGATCGAGGGCAGCAGGGCTACCCCGACCCCTGGCCCCTCCCCGCAAGAGGGAGGGGGACTCATCGAGCGGGCCGTAGCCAACGGCGGCGCGCTTCTCGTTGGCGGTGAGGAAGGTGGCCTTGTCGATGCGCGCCCAGAGCGCCTCGCGCTCGGCGGAGAGGCCTTCGATGGCGTCGATGTCGGGGCGCAGCTCGAGAGACGCCGGATGTTGCCCTGGGGTCGGACCCGCAGGGTCTGACCGCGCGTAGGCCGGGGACAGCCATTGCGAAAGCGCCTTGGCGGTGCGGGCGACCAGCGGCAGGACGGTCTGGCGCCAGAAGGTGCGGGTGGCCTCCTGGTAGTTGGAGTAGGTGTTGTCGCCGGGGATGGCGAGCAGCATAGGCGGCACGCCGAGCGCGAGAGCAATCTCGCGCGCGGCCACGTGCTTGGCCTCGATGAAGTCCATGTCCTTCGGGCTGAGCGACATCGACTTCCAGTCGAGGCCACCTTCGAGCAGCAGCGGGCGGGACGCCGGGTGCCACCTCGCCGGCGAAACGGACGCTGCGGCCGGCGGCGGTGTACTCGAAGGCATCGGGCCAGCCGTCGGGGCCGGGAATGACCTTCATGCGGTCGGGGCGGAGTGCGTGCAGCTCGCGCAAGCGCCCGTCGACCGCGACGGCCTCCAGGTAGGCGTTGCCGGAGACGAGCAGGAAACCGTACCAGGACTCGAGCAGATCGGCCGAGGTTGCAGTGGGATTGGGGCGGGCGATGAGGGAGAGGAGCGGGTGCTCGGTGATCTCCTCATCGCCGGCGTAGAGCAGAAGCGGCACGCTGGCGGCCGCCTCCGCCACCATGCGCACCGAGCGGTAGACGACGGCATTCTGGGCGAAGCCCTCGCGGGCGAAGGCGGCATAGTCGCGGGGCGACCACACGGGCTGGCCCAGCGCCTCGAAGGCGAGGAGGGGGCCGACGCGGCTCGCCTTGGCGTGCGGGGCGGCGCCGGGCGCAAGCCGCCGCAGCGCGCGGCCGAACCAGCCGGCAACGAAGCGTTGCGGCTCGGGCATGTGTGGACGCTCCGACATAGAAGGAAGCGGCGAGGCAGACTTCTTCTCCCCTCGGGGAGATCAAAGGGTGGATGAGCGGGCCTCAGCATCCGCAGCCGAAAAGGTGCCCCCTCACCAGCTCGGCCGCGAGCACTCGTGGTCACAGCCCGTGGATGTGGGGGGTGCGGTGCCTGGTCAGCATCAGCTCGGTGAGGGCCCACACGAGGGCGTCGAGGCGGTCGGGGCTCTTGCCGTGCGCAAGGCCGTCGGCGGCGAAGTCGCACATCTGCCGTTCGAGCTCGGGGAACTCGCCGACGTGCGCGACGCGGCCTTGCGCATAAAGCATCGAGACCGGCTCGGCGCGCAGGTACTTGGCGCGCGTGGCGTAGACCTTGATGACTGGCAGGTTGCGCTCCACTGTGCGGAACACCTGCACCACGAGGTCGCCGCCCTGGTTGGCCTCCACGACGATGCGGTCGGCAGCAAAGTCGCGGTAGGCGGCGACGGCGGCGTTGGCCCAGGTCAAGGGATCGCGGCCCTGGATGGTGCGGTCGGCGATGACGTAGCCGCGGCCGTCGGCGCCGAGGCCGGCGACGATGATGCCGCAGCTGTCGGACGCGGCGGTGGCCGAGACCGGCGGATCGACGGCGACGACGATGCGGGTGAGCTCGGGCCGGGCGGCGAGCCGCGCCTGGTCGAGCCAGGCGCGCTGCCACAGCCCGGTCATGCGCTCCTCCACGATCTCGCCGTCGAGCTCCTGGCGGCCCAGAGGTGTATCGGCATAGCGGCGCTGCATCTCGGCGAGGAAAGCGGGCGCAAGGTTGGCGGCGTTGTCCGCCGTACGCGAGCGGCTGGTGACGGTGGCCGCGTCATGCATGATGCGCTTCAGCAAGGGTATGTTGCGCGGCGTGGTGGTGATGACTGACTGCGGCAGCGAGCCCAGCCTGAGCGCGAACTGCAGCATGTCCCAGGCCGTGTCGGGCCGGCGCCACTTGGCGAGCTCGTCGCACCAGGCGGCATCGAACTGGGGACCGCGCAGGCTGTCGGGGTCGTCGGCGGCAAACATCTGCGCGATTGTGCCGTTGGGCCACACGAGCTGGTTGCGCGACACCTCGAGCCTCGGGCGTTCCGTGGGCGGATGGATGGCGAGCAGGCCGGACAGCCCCTCGATCATGATGCTGCGCACCTGACCCAAGGTCTCGCCGACGAGAGCGATGCGGGTGGCGCGCAGGAGGCAATGCGGCGGGCCCAGCGCGCGGGCGCGCACCCACTCGGCGCCGGTCCGCGTCTTGCCCGAGCCGCGGCCGCCCAGCACCAGCCAGGTGTGCCAGGGAGTGCCGGCGGGAGTGGCAGCGGGCGGGAGCTGGTCATCGCGGGCCCAGCCCTCCCAGGTGTAGGCGAGGCGGGCGACCTCGTGCGCGTCGAGGGAGCCGAGGGCGGCCCGGCGCGCCTCATCCGGCAGCCGGGATAAAGCGAGCAAGACGCTCTGCAATCTCGCGCCGGAAGCCGTCCGCCTCGGCGAAGAGCTCGGCGTCGGCGGCGGTTGCGGGCTGGCCGCGGGCGACTCGGTCGAGCTCAGCTTGCATCTCCGTCACTTGGGCGATGGTCTTGATGAGGCCGCCGAAAGTGCGCGTGTCGCGCTCGTGATCGGCCGACGGGAGGTCCTTGCCCTTTTCGAGGCGTTGCAGCTGCTTCTGCATGCGGCGCTCCATGAGCTTGAGCTTGGTGTCGATGGCCTTGTAGAGGCGGCGGATGATGGCGCGGCGGGCGGCGACGCTGTCCGCCTCGAAGTAAGCAGCGGCCCGCTTCGACATCGGGTCCGCATCGGGCCGGCGCCAGGCTTCGTCCTTGGCGCGCCGTGTGACCGTGCGGTGGTGCAGACCGAAGCGGACAGCGATGTCGAGGGCGCTGACACCCTTCTCCTCGTAGAGAGCGCGGGCCTCGGCCCATTGCTGCTCGGTGAGCCTCAC